ATTTTTTTTTGCAATAATTACGAACAAACGTTTGACTTCATCATGAATAAGTTATATAATATAATCAAGATAAGAAGTGATTAACAAGGAGGCTTTGAAATGAAAGACTTATTTACAATTGTAATTAACACTAGAATTTTTGTACCAACAATAAGAGAGGACGTGGCTTATTATTACATTGACTATGTTGGACATAGTAAACCGTTTAGAAAAGGTTACTCCGTGTTAAAAAGTGATATAACTGATATTAAAAATCTAAAAGCGATTAAACGATTAATTAAACAAGATATTTACGAACTCTTGTATAAATAAAGGTAAAAAAACATGACACTAGATGAATTAAATGCAATCTTAATTAACCAAAACAGAAACGTAGCCATTGAAAAATTTAGAACTTGTTATGAATGTTATAACATTCATACAAACAAATTAGTGGCTAGTGCGGTTACAGTTGATGAATTAAAAGAGATTTTAGTTCGTATGGATATTATAAGAGGTTAAATGTATGATCTGGCTGCACTAAATAGTGCAGCCAGATAAAAGGAGAATGAACATGAAAACTAGAAAAGACGAATTACAAGATTTATTCTTAGCAGTAAAAAAACATTTATTGGGTTGTGGCAGAAATTTATCAACCTCTATATTTATTGCAACAAAGTTTATTGAAGATGTAGAAAAGAATAAAACTACAATTAAAGATATTCAGGCTATGCGAGACATTTTCTTGGAGGGCAAATAAAATGAAAATGATAAAAAATCAAACAAGTATTGATGAATTAAATAGAACACTAGAAAAATATGAAGAACATCATGCAAATGGCATGATAACTACAGACGAATTATCTGATATTCTAGTTCGTATCATAAAGCGTAAAATGCAGCTTGCTAAAATAAGCACTTATAGAGAATTAACAACATATATTAATCATTTATATTCTCTATATATGAATGGTGAAATATCCGACACAGAATACGAAACAACAAACATTGTTATTGATGATATTATTGCAAAGGCTTTCAGATAGAGGTGATATAATGTACAAAATAACAATGCTTAATGACTACGCTCATTATTTTAAAAGTTATAGATATATAGATAGTCAAACTATAATAATATATCCGCAAGGGCATATTATTGATCTTGAAATGATTAAAACAGGAATTGAGGTTATATAATGGCAAACGATAGAAACTGGGGCGGTCTCCGAAAGGGGGCCGGAGCTCCTATTACTGTAGGTGCAGAAAATCGGCGAAAACAGCGAGTTATCTCATTGAATGATAAAGAATATGAGACATTAAAAAAGATAGCCTCAGAACGGCAAATAAGCGTATCAGAATTGATTAGATTTACGTTCAATCTTGAAACGGCAAACGAAACGGCAAATAATAAAAATAAATAATCGTATTTAATGTAAAATAATATTATATATAACTGCTTAGCCATGCATTTGATGTGAAATGTAATAGCATATTGAAAGCAAGATAGTATTAAGCGTATAATTATATGGTTATAAACAAAACAGCCTATATCCTTGATATAAAAGGGGTTAGGCTGTTTTCGTCATATATACGGCAAAAATACTATCCAAATATGCTTGCTATGTGGTTCGTTGCTTGCTTTCTCATGTCGTCTGAGTAGTGGATATATGTATTCATTACCGTATTTAGTTTGTCGCCAAGTAAACTGGCTACGGTTTGAATATCTACACCATTGGCAAGTAGGGTGGTCGCATAGGTATGGCGAAAAGAATGTATCGACTTATCCGGCAGGTATCGTTGTATCACTCTATTTAGAGGCGAGCTGCGATTAGTCTTAAAAGGGAATAAACGTTCGTTACCTTTGCCTATATGCCATATTAACTCATCAACTAATATCTCAGGTATAGGAATAGTACGAATACTATTGCGACTTTTTGGCTGACTAAACCCATACCCAACATTACCAAGCCATGTCCATTGCTTTGAAATTGATATAGTATTATTAACTAAATCTATATCGTCCCATGTAAGTGCTAAAATTTCACCGTATCTTGCTCCAGTATAACGTGCTATGCTGCATAAGAGATAATATAAAGGGTGCTTATGTTTAATAGCATACAGGAGCAAATTCATGTCATTTTGGCTAATTGTTGACGGTGAGTTATTAGCCTTAGACTTAAAACGCTTAATTGCTGCACAAGGGCTATGGCTGATTATCCGATAAGGTGTAATAGCATAATTAAATATTGATTTTAAAAGTACCAGGCATAGGTTTTTACTTGCTGATGATCTAGGCAGTTCGTTTAGTAGTTGCACTATATCTTGATGAGTTATATCGCCAACAGCTTTATTTAGTAGCGACTGGCAATAGCTATTTATAATGGTGCTATATGTTCTGCGTGTGTTTTCAGTGATATTAGCTTTCTCGTTAATATATATATTGTAAAAGTGCATGAATGTTATATCGCTTTTACTGCTATCAACCATAATCACTGTACTTTTTAATTTATCGACAATTTTTAGGCCGTACATTTTGGCAGCTCGTTTAGTGTCAAAGCCTTGTTTTGACTTTTGACGCCATTTTCTGCCGTCTTTAAATGATACGATAACTTGATAGCCCTTATTTTTTCTGCGTATTGTCATATTGTATTGCATAGTATCTCCGTTCATATGTTCGCTATAATAGTTATAAATTAAGCACCCATAAAAGGGTGCTTTTTGTTATGTATGGCGAACACGTTCTATAAAATTAATATGATCTTGTTTATCGTGGTCGCAATTAATGATATGCGATAATTCATGTTTATAAGTTGCTCGTTGCTGGTCGTATGAATGGTTAGCATTTAGAACAATCGTATAGCTATCATCCTCATTCTTTCTAACAAACCCACCGCAAGCAGCAGGCAACTTATCACTAAATATGGTATTAATCAAAATAACTCTCCCTAGTCTTTTTGTAATAACGATTTAGTTATATTTATTATTGCTTGCATTTCCTCTTTGGATAAATTACGTTTTGCATTAAGTAATAGCCTTAACTCAGGGTCATTTTTAATTTCCTCAGCTAATTCTGCAACTTCAGGATCTGTATAATAACCATCTTGCGTTGGTACTGAGCCAGTCAAAAGATAGTCGATAGATACGTTAAACAACTTTGCAATATCTGTTAACATATCCGTGCTAGGTGTACGAGCACCACTTTCCCAGAGTGATACTGTAGACTTCGCCACATTTAATTTCTTGCCTAACTCCTCACCAGTCCATTGGTTATCTTTTCGCAATGTTTGTATGCGTTGTCCTAAAGTTTTCATATTGCATACCTCCTATAGCTATCATATTAAATTGTAAACAAAATGTAAACTTACAATATGCAAACTTTTATAAAAAGTTTATTTGACGGTATGCATTTTGTGAACTATAATGAACTCATAAGAAGTTTACAGGAGGTAAACATAAGGAGGTGGATATATGAAAGAACTTTCTAAACTTCGCCAAAAATATGGTTATACACAATTGGAAATGGCTAATATGTTAGGCTTACACAAGTCTACATATAACCAAAAGGAAAATGGCAAAAGACAGTTCAAGCCTGATGAAATGGCAAAATTATATGATTTCTTTCGCCACCTTGATAGTCAGTTGAATATGCAAGATATTTTTTTATAATCAATGTTTACTAAACGTAAACAAAGGAGAATGAACATGACACACAATGAAGTAAGAGAAAACCTATTCAAAGAATTATGGCAGCTTGAATTCAATCTAGTGTACGACATGAATGGTAAAGAACAGGCTATGAAATGTGCAGACACTTTATGTAGCGATTTTGCAGACGCACCTAATAACGAACTTCAAAAGTTAATTGATGAATATAACAAGGAGAATTAATCATGAAGAAAACTGCAAAAGAGTTTTGGGAGTTCGCAAGTATGGAACATGTTGAGTATATGTTCGAACATTATGGGTTGATTCAAATCACAAAATGGGGTGAAACAGTAAAAGAATTCGAGCGTAGCATAATTCGTCATGAGCGTGCCGAAAGAGATATTTTAGAACGTTTTAAAAAGTGTCCTGACCAAACAGATGATCTGCAATGGAGTTTAGACGTTGTCAGAGCATACCTAGATAGATGTTACGAGGTCAAAAAGGTGCTTGGCTTATGAGTTTGGTTTATACCGTAAAAGAGGTTGCGGAACTCTTTCAAATATCTACATCCGCAGTGTATCAGCTCCGAGATGAGGGTAAACTAATTCAATTATCAGACGTGCCAGGCGTCAGATTTAGTAAGGAGGGAGTGCATGCACTAGCTAAGTACGACAAAGAGTTTACGGCAATAAAATATGCCGAGTTAGTGGCTGAGAATGAACAGCTAAAAAGGGAATTAAAAGAGTTAAAAGCAAGCATACGAACTACTACAGCAGGTATGCTGCAACTTATGGAGGTGTAAAGAATGAACATGACTTATCGAGAAAAACGAGAATTGAGACGAGCAAATGCATTACCTCAATTCGCAGATATTGTTGAGGGCTTTATATTTGGTTCCGTATTTCTATTCGTAGTAATGAGCATGCTCACATGGTGGGTTACAGGCGAGGTGTTGGTGCGATGGTAAAACGGTGCTATCAATGCGGCTATAAGCTGACACCAGCTACAACTTATAGCCTATACAATACTGGAATTGGCAAGGTCGTTTCTGTATGCAAAGACTGTCATACATCTTATTTAAGAATTCGAGCCAAACAAAGAAAAAAGGCCGCTACTCAAATTTGAGTAACAGCCCTTAATTAAATTAACCAACTTTAATATACAAAATTATTTTACATACGTAAAGGAGAATTAACCATGAATACTTTCAATATTGAGTTTAAAAATGCAAAAGATCTCGCTAAAAAAATTAGCGAGTATAACGAACTTATGAATGGTCCAGCAATCAAACCTATGGAACCAGAACCAATAAAGGTTGTAGAGGAACCTAACAAAGAAACTGCACCAAAAGTAGTTGAAGAACCTCAGCCAGAACGCATTGAAGTTGAGGGACCGGTCGGAGTAGCTACAGAAATTCCTGTAACAAACTTTGAGGGCGAACCTGTAGAGGTTAAGGCAGAAGAAGTTGAGGAACCAACCGAAACCGAATTAGATGTTGAAACGGCAGAAGTCGACCCACAAGTATATTGGAATGACTTCAAAGACTGGCTTAAACATGTAGGTGCTGAGGGTGTGAAAGCTGCACTCGATGTATTCCGCAATCATGGTGTAAATGGCAAGCCTAATTCCGGTGATTTAACACCAGAAATTATGCAAGAACTTAATGCGTTAATGGGTAAATAAGCAGATAGGAGAATGAAAACATGGCGAATGTAAATAGTTTTAAACAAGTAGTCGATAACGTAACACCTCAAATTGAGGTGTTACAAAAAGCGATAGAATTAGATCCATCAAACACTATTGAATATCGACGTGCAATCGACTTTTGTGAAACAAATATTTCTGTATCTAAAAGCATTATAAAGGCCATCAAACTGGTCGAAAAAGAGGCTAAGAAAACAGATAAAGCTGAGGAGCCAAAAGAGGAAACTCCAAAGGCGACTAAAAAGAAAACTAAAAAAGAGGAACCTCAAAAGGTAGTAGAGGAACCTCAACCAGCCGTAGAGGAAACTCCGGAAGATATGTTCGATATGTTTGATTAAAAGGGGCGAATGTCATGGAGGTATTAGCGAGAACATATATCCCTAGAATGTTTGATAGTGTGATATTGGAAAGTCGCTACGATGCAGCTTACACAACTATATATCATACCGACTGTAATTTTACATTCGGTGGCAAATGGAAACGTAAGTATAACTATATCAACGGTTACACAACTGCTGCAAAGTATTTCACTTGTCCAAATTGTGGTTATCATAGTGAACCATACAGAGACAAAGTATTACATATAGGCGATGAAAATCACCTTATACCGCTAAACATTTATGCAGAAGTAGTTGAGCTCAAAGACTGTATCGATTTACGTATTAGCTACAAAGCTATAACAATGCGATTGGACGGAACCTCTATTGATGAGGGAACACGCAAAGAGGTGCTGCGGTTTGACTTTAAGAAAAAGAAAGCCATTTATACTGACTGCAACCGCCAAAAGTATGATCTTACTGGCAGCTATATTCGAGAACACTATTTTATGAAAGTATTGCAGTATTTTGGTAAATCTTATGCCATGCATAGCATTAACAAAAAGCCTTTAAATGATTTATTCCGAGTGTTACGAGTAGCGTTCCAAAAACGCTTATTGGCTACATATGGATATAGTGCAGCCGATGTGTATATATCACCCTCCGCTAATGAGGAGGGCGGATATTTCTTTACAATGCTATTAAATATGGCACTAAAGATTGCTGCACCAGATATGCCTAGCATAGCTTATATACATCGTTGTGCATCGTATTGGAATGATAGCCATTTATATAGCAGAGTTATTAACATTCCTATTGGCGATAATGTGTTTGAGTTAACCAAACAGGGCATGAACTTCCAAGAGGCCATGCGAGTTGTAAGCAAATCTCCTGACAGTAGATCTTTACGCAGGGCGATGGCAAATAACCCTTTGGCAGTTTGTATGTCTGAGGTCCTAAAGTTATTTAATGACGAAAATATTAGACGAACTATTATGACATTAAATCGATATGGTGTTCCTGATTGCGATATACAACGTTATAGTGGCAAAGTGCAACGTGCCAAGGACATAAGAAAGTCCATGAAGTTGCACATCAATGGTTCAAAAGAATTTTGGCAAGTAATGATTGATAGATATGGAGAGCCAGCTGCATTGCGTTGGATATTATCCGAGGACTTTCGAGACATTGAGGACTGCGTCAAGATGTATTCTGAGCTAATAGTCAAATATCGAGATATGTTCTGGGGCAACAAGTTTAAATTAAAAGACTTACATGCAGAACTTATCAATATCTATAACAAACAGGAATATGGGGACGTAAACTTGCCTAAAGTTCCTGAGTTAAACGCCGATGTGAATGGCATGCACTTTATGGTGCCTAAAACTGCAGCCGATTTAATGATGATAGGTAAGGAGCTACGAAACTGTGTTGGATCTTATAAAGATAAAGTTATGCGAGGTGCTGCAGCCATTGTTGTAGTTACCGACGATAACATGAAACCTATTGCATGCCTTGAATTGTCAAAGGGCGAGGAAAAATTCACAAAACTGGTGCAAGCAAAATTATTTGGCAATCAATGTGTATCTAAGGACAAGGACATCAATAATACAGTGCTTAAATGGGCCAATCAATTAGAAATTGAACCACGCACGATTGATGTGCAGGCACAAGTTAGCTAAGGAGAACATACAAGATGAAATTACTTAAATTAAACTTGCAAAATTTTAAAGGAATAAGAAACAGCGAGTTTGACTTTGGAGGAATAAACGCCACTATCTATGGCGATAATGCTACTGGCAAGACGACCGTATTTGACAGCTTATGTTGGTTATTGTTTGGCAAGGATAGTTTAGACCGTGCCGACTTTGAAATTAAAACCCTTGAAAATGGTGAGCCAATTCATAAAGTTAACCATGAAGTCGAGGCAGAGTTCCTAAACGATGATGGCAACAGCTTTACTTTAAGACGTGTGTATCGTGAAAAGTATAGCAGTCCACGTGGTGGTGATACAAAGCTCACAGGACATACCACTGACTACTTCATAAATGAAGTACCAGTTAAAGAAAAGGAATACAAGCAATATATCAATGATGTAATTGCAGAAGACGTATTCAAATTGATTACGAACCCCCTGTACTTCAACGAACAATACTCTTGGCAAAACCGCCGTAAGTTATTGCTTGAAATTAGCGGAGATATTAAAGATGAGGAAGTTATCAATAGCCGTTCCGAGCTTACACGCTTGGCCGAGTTATTGAATGGCAGAACTGTTGATGAGCAACGCAAGATTGTTGCTGCAAAGAAAACTGCTATCAATAAAGAATTGGACATGATCCCAGTTCGTATTGATGAGGCTATGCGAAACAAGGCGGATATATCCGGTAGTGAGGATAAATTAAAGGCGGACATTAAAGTCTTTGACGAGGCGATTAAAAAGTTAGATGAGCAAAAGTCTATTATCGTTAATGGGTTTAATGCTACAGAAAAGCGTTCTAAAATCGATGAAATTGGCCGTCAGTTGAAAGCAAGACAATCTGAGGTGTTATCTATCTACAACTCAGAAAAACAACACAAGCGTGGCGAATATGAGGCTTTATTGACGCAATTAAAAATCATCGAAAGTGAACACGATAGATACACCGATAGGGCATACGACTTGGCAAAAGATATTGAGGGGGAAAGCAAGCGAATTGAAACCTTGCAGGCTGAGTTCGATACATTTAATGCTCAGGAGTTTAACAAAGAGGCTTGCCCCACCTGTGGACAACCATTGCCAGAAGATAAGCAGGCAGAATTAGAGGCTACGTTCAATTCTGAAAAGGCTGCAAAGTTGGAGGAATGGCAATCACTAATTGAAAGTGCAAAAAAGCTAAAAGCCAACTATGAAGAACAACGAGAAGTGTTACTAGTAAAAGCCGATGGACTTACTAAAGAAATTGAGGACAAAACAAAGGCTTATGAAAGTAAGTTCAAAGAATATGAAAGCTATTTAGAACCTAATATTGAAGATGATCCAGACTATAAGGAATTAAAAGCCGAATTATTCTTACTTGAATTAGATGAGGGCGAAGAGGCTGACGACAAAGAAGTGGCACGGCTCGATGATGAAATAAAAGCGGTCAAAGAAAAGCGTGCAGTGTTAGAAACTGAGCTCAATAAATATGCCTTAAATGCTGATATTCAAAAACGTGTGATTGAACTTGAAAACCAACAACAAAAACTGGCAGAAGAAAAAAATTTACTTGATGAAACATCATTCTTAATTGATGAATTCGTCAAAGCAAAAGTGGATATGTTAGAGGATAACATAAACAGCCACTTTGAATATGCAAGATTCAAAATGTTTAACGTGTTAGTAAATGGCAACATTGAGGAATGTTGCGAAACGACTTATAAAGGCGTGCCTTATCGTAGCACGAATAAGGCAGCTCGTATGAATGTAGGGCTCGACATTATTAATGCTCTTACTAAGTTCTACAACGTTACTGCACCAGTATTCATTGATAATGCTGAGGCCGTAACAGACTTTATTAAATGTAACAGCCAAACAATCAAATTGGTTGTAGACGCTGATTTCAAAGAATTAACCATGATCTAAAACGGAGGTCGATTATGTCAAAAGAAGTTGCTATTAAACAACAATCGTTACCAGGCTTTCAAAGTGCCGATGGCTTTGAATTGCTGCAACGGCAGGCAAAAATGTTTTGTGGTTCGTCTTTAGTACCTCAACAATTTCAAGGCGAACAAAACTATGGAAACGCTATTATTGCTTTAGAAATGGCACAACGTATGAACGCATCACCTTTAATGGTAATGCAAAACTTGTACATTGTGTACGGCAACCCAGGTTGGTCCAGTAAATTCTTAATAGCTACGTTCAATCAATGTGGTCGCTTTGAGGCTATTAAATATAAAGAAACTGGCAAAAAAGGAACGGACAGCCAAGGTGTGATTGCCTATACAAAAGAAAAAGGCAGCGATGAAACCATCTACGGTCCAGAAGTTACTATATCCATTGCCAAGCAAGAGGGGTGGTACGACAAAAAAGGTAGTAAATGGAAAACAATGCCAGACCAAATGTTACGTTATAGGGCTGCAGCATGGTTGATCCGTACAACTGCTCCTGAGATTTCAATGGGGTTACAAACTACTGATGAAATTATCGACGTAGAAGGTAAAGTTAGCGATGTAATGGACGACGTTACAACTACTATTGAACATAATGCCAATAGTGAAGTCATTGACATTGAACCTAACGAACCAACTTTTGTCGATGCTGAAACTGGCGAAGTATTGAACGCCGATGCGATGTTCAAATGATTAGTATCGAATGTTTTGGTAGCAGTTCCGCTGGTAACTGCTACCGTATTAAATCAAGCCTAAATGGCGACGAAATTATTCTTGACGCAGGTTTACCTTTTAAAACTATTCAAAGAGCTTGTAAGTACAATTTTCTGCATTTATTTGGCGTTCTAGTAACTCACCAACATGGCGACCATTCTAAATCGGTTATAGATTGGTTGAAACTAGGCCATAAAGTATATATGACAAAAGATACAGCACAAGCATTACACGTTTTAGATGAACGAACCTGGGTTGAGATTAAACCTAAACAATCTTTTAAGATAGGTTGTTTTACAGTTCTTCCTTTTGAGCTACAACATGACGTGCCTAATGTTGGTTATCTAATATCAGATGGCGAAGAGAAATTGCTATATATCACAGATACTTACTACTGCAAGTACACTTTTAAAGGCGTACATCACATATTGGTTGAGTGCAATCACTCTTACGAACTGTTAAATAAAAAAGTCGAGCAAGATGAGTTGAGCAAGCAACGTATGGAGCGACTTATTCAATCTCACTTTGCACTTGAAAATGTCATTAAGTTTTTACGGTCTATGGATCTTTCGCAATGTAAGGCCATTCACCTCATTCATTTATCTAATGAGAATTCAAACGAGGTTGAATTTAAGAAAGCTGTGCAGGCTGCAACAGGGAAATTGGTTATCGTACATCAAGAAAAGGGGTGCTAATTATGCGAGTAAAGTTTGACGTATTTATTAAAGCGTTAGAGGAACAACATCTTACACTTATGGAGTTTAGCAACAAAGCTCAAACTATTCCACGTGCGTTGGTGTTATATCTAAGTGGTAAGCCTATTACGTTTGATAAAAAGCGTTTTATGTGGGCTGATGTGTTGGGTGTTAAGCACGACGATTTGTTTTATTAAGGGGTAAGCGATGGCGAAAGATCAATCTTATTATTTTAGTCATGACGTAGATGCCTTTAACGACCCTAAGATTGTCGCCATGATTTCTGAGTACGGCGTAATTGCCTATGCTTGGTGGTGGATAATCATTGAAAAATTGGCATCATATGAAGATTACAAACTACCTCTTAAAAAGTATACGTTCGTTGCCCTCGATAATGAATTAGGCATGAAAAACGAACAAAATTCAACATTTGTTGAACATGTGTTCAACAAAAATGAACATGTGTTGGAACAAAACACCTTTTGTTCATTTTGTTCATTTTTGTTCATTTTTGCTCTTGTAAATGACTTCGAATTATTGGCTTGCGATGACGAATATTTCTGGTCGCCGAGTTTAACACGCCGATTTGAATTGCGTAAAACTAAAAACGAAGAAATAAGCCAGAAACGTAGGCTGGCAGGTCTTAAAAGTGCCGAGGCGAGACGTAAAAATGAACAAAATCGAACACGTGTTGAACAAAATTTAACAAGTGTTGAACAAAATCAACTAATAAAAGAAAAGAAAAGAAAAGAAAATATATATTCATATTCATATTATAGGGACGGCGAAAATCAAAATTCGAATGAACTATTAAATATGTTTGATGATGAACCACCAAAAACTGATCCATATAAAAATGTATTCAAAATTTACATGAATGATGTTGGAGAAATTTCTCCAATGACAAAAGAGAAATTGGAGAACCTTGTCAATGACTTTGGAGAAAGTGAAGTAATAACAGCTATATCAAAATCAGTTGAGGTTGGCAAAGCTAGTATTGCATATATCACTGCCATACTAAATAACAAGATAAGGGAGGAGGCTGCAAAAGAAAGTGGAACCAATAGACGTGGCAAAGGAAATAGAACGGCTAAGGCAAAATCAGATGGCTCGGACGTCGACTGGAAAAACGAAACAGGCGAATGGTTATGAGTTCTACAAGCCGACTTATGCACCGCCCATTGTTGTTGAACGTCAAAAAGACCTAAGCCGATACGGAATTAAAGGCAGATATAAGGACATGGACTTCGACAAGCTCAAAGAACTGGGGGCACCTCCTGAGGATAAAGAGGCGTATAACAATGCTTTCAAATATTCCTTGCATTTGAGTGAACACATTCGAAATGGTAAAGGGCTCATACTTATGGGGCCAGTGGGAACTGGTAAGACTAGCCTTGCAATAAGTATCTTACGAAATGCAATTAATCAAGGGTATAACGGCTACCTAATCTCAATGATAAGCCTGCTCGACACCTTGCTTGTTTTGAGTAAAGGACCAGCCGAACACTACTTGAAATTTGAAAACCAAATCCGTAATTGTCCATTGTTGGTGCTCGATGATTTTGGGGCGGAATACGACAATAAATGGGTTAGTAATAAAGTCGATGCCATTATATCTGATAGGGTAGAACGTGGCAGGGCTACTATAATCACTACCAACTTAAATGTAAAGCAGATAAAAGACGGATATGACAGCCGTATATATGACCGCTTGAAGTCTACATCGTTTCTGCTGCAATTCAAGGGAAAGTCAAAACGTGATCCGTTAGAAATTAGCGAAATTTAAAATTTTGAGCTATACGGCGACTTTTAATCTCTAACTATAAATACTCATTGCGAATATTAGAAGTACCGTATCGCTCCGAATTCATATCTTAAATTAGAAAATAATGTTCGAATATATGGAGACGAAAACATGAAAATTGAAGTTACAATAAATGATCCTAAAAATGTGAAATTAAAAATCGAGGGTGAGCCGTTTTGTAACACCCATGAATTAGATGCTTGCGTAGCGTTATGGGGTGCAGCTTTATCCTTATATCATGGGTTAGATAGCGACACCGAAAAAAGGTGTTGCCAAAGTTATGGCGTTAAAAGCTATTGCCGAAATGTTAGGAACTGACAAAGATAACGAAAGGGGGTGTAAGTGCTGCAATGAATAGCCTTGTAATATATGGCCGACCAACGACAAAGAAAAATAGTTCGAGGGTTGTAATGGCTGGTCGATATCCTCGTGTCTTACCATCAAAAGCATATGTCGATTATGAAAAATTAGCGTTACAACAGTTGCAATTTTACCGAAAACGTTTCTATGTTGCAGGTCCAGTACATGTCCGGTGCCGCTATTACATGCCGGATAAAAGATCTTGGCCGGACTTGGTCGGCCTGTTACAGGCTACCAGTGATATATTAACCGATGCGAAAATAATCGACGATGATAAATGGATAGTACATTACGATGGCTCATGCATTGCCGGAGTTGATAAAAGTTCGCCTAGGGTTGAAATAGACATAATTCCGATAGCGGAGGGAACTCCGTTACATGATTTAAAACGTAAAGGGACATAATGGAACTGATTATATTTATAGCCGGTGCATTATTAGGTTGTGCAGTTGGTGTATCTATGATGTGTATATGTATTTGGTCGAGTGAACTATCAAAAAGGGAGCATAAAGAATGAATAACATACCTTATTTCTTATCACACCTACCAATTTGGAAAGCTAACCATAAAGACAAGGTTAAAATTACAAAACGTGTTAGGGAACACCGGTTTGATACGGTGGATAAAAAGACAGAAGAAATTGTCGTAAAAAAATGCCCTATATGTGGCATTAAATATCGTGTATCGTATCGACTACGCAATATTAAAAAGACGTGCAGTCCGTCCTGTAGTCAAAAGCTACGCAATAGAACGCTAAAGCCTACCGACTGGGTCGAAGACGCTATTAAAATGCGTCAAGATGGCATGATTTTATCTGATATTGCACTAAGGGTTAATCGCTCAACAAGTACTGTATGGAAACAATTAAAAATAAATGGGGTAGACAAATAATGAATATGAACGAAAATGAATTCGAGCAAGTAACAGGTTATCATGACGCAATTATGCCAACACGTAAGACAGAATTTTCTGCCGGTTATGATCTAGCATGTTATCATTCTGGTACTGTACAGCCAGGGGAAGTAAAACTCCTAGAAACTGGGGTTAAATGTAAAGTGAACCCAGACGAATATATCCAACTGCACTTGCGTTCTAGTGTAGGTATTAAAAATAGTGTAATGCTTGCAAATGGTACAGGCATCATCGATGCTGATTATTATAACAATGAGACTAACGAGGGCCATATTATGATACCTATTCGAAATATTGGCACTAAGCCTTTTGAATATAAGGCAGGCGATAACTTGGCTCAGCTTGTGTTTATGCCTTATCGTATTACAAGCCGTGATAATGTTACAACAAAACGTACAGGTGGTTTTGGTAGTACTGACAAATAAAGGAATACTAACATGGATAAAAAGTCGTTAGGCGAAATATTAATGAATATGAGGGAACGAGATACAGTGCGTTTCTTCGACAAAGATACTGGCAAAGAATATAGTGTATTAGGTTACATGTACACTTACAAAATGGAAACAGATAAACATACCATTGATTTTTCTATTCGAGAGGTGAAACGTGGAAAACAAAAATAATCTAACTATCGAAGAGATAATCAAAATTGCTAGTGAGGCAGCCGTTGAAAAATACAAACAAATGGAGGCTGACAAGTGCGAACAGGAGCGAGAAAAGGCTAGAAAGAACACTAAAAGACTTCTGAAAGGCTATAAGGAACTTAAAGAACATTGCGAGCATGCAGTTGCTAGTGTAGAAAATAGCGTTCCTAGTGATCTACAAATAGTACTCAATGAAGTGTTTAACCGTCGAGGACTGTTAAAGGTTGAGGCGATTGCAGCTAGTAAAAGGCGAACAGAATTGATTATAGAACATATCGATGCTATGTTAGCAGTATACAAAACTCAATGTGAGCATAGGGAGGTGCCATATTTTGAGATTTTAATCGATTTTTATGTCAATTCTGTACCTGTTGAAGATATAGCTATTGCAAAAAGCGTTTCAGAAAGAACTGTTTACAACTATCTTGAAAGGGCTGAAAAGGACATAAGCATACTACTTTGGGGCGTTCAAGCAGCTTGACATAAGTTTGCAAAAACATTTCATTTACTTTTCAGTTTGCATATGGTAAACTATTAGTGTCGAAAAATGTTCATTCTCCTAGGCATTTCAAAATCACTCTTTTCGACGACACGCATATACTGAACATTTAACTACCTACGAAAAAGGCTCAGACTACAGATTTCTCTCCCTGTATGTCTGAGCTTTTTTTGTTATGTTATGAGGGGCACAAAATGACAACAATAAAATGTAAGGCATTACAGTGCCTTAATAATAGAAAAGGCAAATGCATGGCAAACTTTATCGTCATAGATAAATATTGTCGTGCTTTTTTTACGTCCAGTAACGCAAGTCGTTATGAGGGTTGCGTAATGAAAAAGGAGCATAATCGTTATAAGAGTAGCAAAAGGAGCGTACTAAAATGAATATTGTCGAGAAGAATATAAACGATATTAAACCGTACGAGAATAACCCACGTAAAAATGATGTGGCCGTAAAACCTGTTGCAAATTCTATTCGTGAGTTTGGTTTTAAAGTACCTATCGTGATTGATAAGGACGGCATTATTATTGCAGGGCATACTCGTTATCGTGCTGCAAAAGAATTAAAACTAACAAAAGTACCTTGCATTATTGCCGATGATCTTAGCGACCAACAAGTAAAGGCTTTTAGATTGGCCGATAATAAAGTGAGTGAGTTCGCTGAATGGGACCAAGACGCATTACTTGAAGAATTGCAAGGAATTTTAGCAGTTGATATGTCAGAGTTCGGCTTTCTTGATGAAGATGAAGATTTAAACGAGCCTGACGATACATACACAACAGATATTAATATTCCGCAATATGAGCCTACAGGTGAAGTTGTATCGCTAGAAAATTGCCTAGATGATGACAAAACACAATCTCTATTAATGGAGATTGAGGACAGTAACGTTACAGAAAAAGAAAAAGATTTCTTGCGTAAGGCTGCACAACGTCATAACCAATTTAACTATAAGAGAATTGCAGAATATTACGCTAATGCTAGCGAAGAAATGCAAGAACTTATGGAACGTTCTGCGTTAGTTATTATCGATTATGACGATGCTATTAAAAACGGATATGTGCAATTATCAAGTAGCCTAGAAAGCATATTAGGTGATGAAAATGGCGAATAATAATTTTGCGGTGTTTATTTTAAGTCATGGACGTTCCGGCAATGTTAAGACATATCAGACTTTGATTAATCAAGGATATACAGGCAAAATTTACATTATTATCGATGACGAAGATGATATGCAACAATCTTATGTCGATAAGTATGGCGATGATGTAGTTAAAATTTTTAGCAAACAAACTGCATCTGCGTTTGTTGATCCAGCGGACTTAGAACCTAAATTAAAGGGCGTTATATATGCTAGAAACTACTGTCATACTATAGCTGCGGAGTTAGGGCTTACACATTTCTTAGTTTTAGATGATGATTACAACCTATTCGCCCATAGATATGCAAAAGACGGAAAGTTATTATCTTGTACCACTAGGCGTTTAGATGATGTATTCGAATGTATGAATAAGTTCCTTGATGATACAGGGGCATTAACTGTAGCACTGGCACAAGGTGGCGACTTTATTGGTGGCGTCGATAATGGTAATTTTAAAAAGAAACTACTGCGAAAAGCTATGAACAGCTTTTTCTGCAGAACTGATAAGCCTTTTAAATTCTTTGGTCGTATTAATGAAGATACAACCATGTACGTTAGATATGGCGAAACAGGACACTTAATATTCACTACTATGTTATTTATGCTTAATCAAGGGCAAACACAAAAAAATAAGGGAGGCTTAACAGAAATGTACCTTGATAGTGGTACGTTTGTTAAGTCATTCTATTCTGTTATGTATTCTCCATCGTGTGTTAAGGTTGCTGCGATGGGCGATAAACATATGCGTATGCATCATCAAGTGAAATGGGAGTACTGCACTCCTAAGATATTATCTCAAAAGTATAAGAAAGGGGGTTAGCGTATGGCTAAAATGGGGCGACCTAAAAAGAATATTAAGCAAGAGCAGTTCGAGGCTATGTGTCAAATTCAAGCTACGCAAGAAGAAATAACCCTCGTTCTAGGGGTTAGCGATAAGACATTAAATGCGTGGTGCAAAAGAACGTATGGAAAGACTTTCTCCGATGTTTTTCGTGAAAAACGTAGTGCAGGCAAGATTAGCCTCAGACGTAAGCAATGGAAGTTGGCAGATAGATCTGCAGCCATGGCAATCTTTTTAGGCAAGCAATTCCTCGGACAGACAGACAAGTCAGAAATGGAAGTCAATACAACTGTTCAAGGCAACCCACTTGACGGTGTTACAACTGAGGAACTTAAAAAGTTAATCGATAAAGAGGGGTGAGGCTATGAAACTCACACCGGAACTCATGCAGCAATTCAAATATGAATTAGCTCGGCGCGAGTTTTTTTATTATTGCCACTTGCAAGCTCCGGACTTTTATAGGAAAGACAGAGACTACCTAGTCGAATTGTGCAATACGTTGCAAGAGTTCTATGAAGATCCAGACGCAAAAGTCCTAATAATGAATATGCCACCTCGACATGGTAAAAGCCGTACAGCTCAGATGGCAGTTAAATGGATATTAGGCAAAAACCCTATAGAAAAGATTATGACTGGTTCGTACAATACGACTCTATCCACTACCTTTGCAAAGAATGTTCGTAATGATATTCAAGAAGTAAAGGCAGACGCAAATAGAGTTGTATATACTGACATATTCCCTAACGTGCGTATTAAACGTGGCGATGCCTCTATGGATATGTGGTCGTTAGAGGGCGGTTATAATTCTTACCTAGCTACTTCTCCGAGTGGTACTGCTACAGGTTTTGGTGCATCTATTCTGATTATTGATGATATTATCAAGAATGCAGAAGAGGCTTACAACGAAAATACCAAGGCTAAGCACTGGGACTGGTTCACTAATACCATGCTTTCACGTTTAGAGGAAGGCGGAAAGATAATTATCATCATGACTCGTTGGGCATCTGATGATCTAGCCGGTAGGGCAATAGAACACTTTGGAGATAAGGCCAAGGTTATTACTATGAAAGCCTTACAGGACGATGGCACTATGCTATGTGATGATGTATTGTCTTATGAAAGCTACAAGGAAAAGTGCAGGGCTATGGGGCAAGACATAGCCAGTGCCAATTACCAGCAAATACCTATTGATTTAAAAGGGTGTTTGTATTCGAATATTAAAACCTATGAGCATGTTCCTACTGGTGCAGATGGCACTCCGCTATTTACTCAAATAAAGAATTATACCGATACTGCTGATACTGGCGAAGACTGGTTAGCAAGTATAACTTACGGAATATATGACAAAGAGGCTTACATACTCGATGTGGTATATTCCAAAGCTAGTATGGAATATACGGAACCTGCCGTAGCTGAAATGCTGCACCGTAACCGTGTTAATATTGCAGACTTTGAAAGCAATAACGGTGGTCGTGGCTTTGCTCGACAGGTTACAAGGATATTGAAAGAGGAGTATAACAGCAACTATACAAAGGTTGTATCATTCCACCAATCTAAGAATAAGGAGGCTCGCATACTATCCAATGCGACATGGGTTATGGAACATATTTATTTTCCTAAAAATTGGGCTGACAGATGGCCTGAATTTTATAAAGCTATTACACGTTATCAACGTGAGGGCAAGAACGAACATGACGATGCTCCGGATGCATTAACTGGTGTTGCTGAGAAGTTAACGGCACCAGATTATAAGGCAACAAGGACTAACATTTATTAGGAGGCTTATTACATGGCTACATTAACCAATATGCGTAATAGCGAATACGAGTTACTGCATGACGCTTATTACGGAACAGGTATGTTTGCAGCTGGTGGTGCATTACAAAAGCACCCTAGGGAAAGTGATGCGAATTATACTTTTAGACAACAATTATCTTATTACCTAAATCATACTGCACCTATCATCAATGCGTGTGTAGATCCAATATTCAAAGATACGATTTCACGTAATTATAATGAGGGCGAATTATTCGAAACATTCCTTAAGGATGTAGACCGATTAGGCACTACACTTCAAGAGTTTATGCGTTATAATGCTACGCAAGCAAAAGTATATGGCGTTATGTATGTGTTAGTCGATAACGTATCTGAGATAGGGGAAACAGTAGCCGACCAAGTAGATAATAGGCAACTGCCTTATTTGGTCGCTATTGAGCCAAAAAGCGTATATAGTTGGCTTACAAATGACATTGGCGAACTTGAATTTTTTGTTTATACATCTACAATCTTCGACGATGAGGGGAAAGCCAAAACCCAGTACCATGAATGGACACGCACATCTTGGACAGTAAGAAATGAGGAGCAAAAAATCATTGCTACCGGTGAACATAACCTCGGCAAGGTTCCTATCGTTCAATGGTTTGGTCGTTCATCTCGTAAGATTGATATTCTACCTCCACCGGAATACTTGGCTATCGCTAGGACAAATCATCAAGTATATCACCTATGCTCACTATTAACTCAAATACTTAATATGCAGACTTTTAGTACATTGACATTACCTGACAATGGACAGGGTGCGGACGATATTACGCTAGGTACAAATAATGTGTTGTTGTATCCGGTAGAAAGTAGTCATGCACCAGCTTTTATTGCTCCAGATAGAGGGCCGGCAGAGATTATCATGGCGGTTATTAAAATGCTCGTCGATGATATGTATCGTTTGTCAGGCATTAATTCTGTAATAGGTGTACAGGAGGCAAAAAGCGGTGTGGCTAAGCAATGGGATTTTGAACGTACAAACCAACGCTTGGCAGATTTCTCCGTACAATGTGAAAGTGCGGAAAATGACATTATTGAATTGTTTGAACTATGGACAAATACGAACGTAAATTATAAATGCGACTATCCTCGTGAATTCAAAATTAATGATATTGCAGATAGCCTTGCACAATCTCAGGCCGTGTTAGATCTTGGACTCGGCAGCAACACTCTTAAAGTTGAAACAGGTAAAAAGGTATTAGACAGCTACATGCCTAACATTGAGCCTGAAACGTTCGATGAAATTGTTGCCGAAATTGAGGAAAGCGTGCAAAGACAGGAGCAAGACGAAACATATCATAATGACGATGTAGAGGGCGGTGCAGAAGATGAGAATGCAGAGGGAGATAAACAAGGCAATAGATAGTTTTGAGCAAGAAGTCAAAGCACAGTTAGCACTTGGGCTTAAACCTAATGAGGCCGTTAGAAACGCATATGCGAAATATCCTGTTATGGATATGATGAAAGCAACTTTACAAGCAGAATTAGTCAATACTTTTATGGCAGGGTATGGCGATAATGTTCCATACTCCGCTAAAAGTATTTCACAGGCTATGTCAGAAAGTTGGGCGAGTGATGATCTTACACTCTCTAAACGTTTATATAGACGGTCAAGCACTATACGTAATGAAGTGGCTGACACTATTAAACAAGCCCTAAAGACAAATAAAACTGTAAAAGGGTTAGCAAAGTCAATCTTCGACGGATATGGTAAAGGCGGCATTATTCCGGAAGCGAGTATACCTAAATTTCTTCGCAAACTATCCGATATAAATATAAGTGGTGAGGCTACTCCTGAGGCTAAGCGTAAGCAGCGTGAATTATTGCGTAGTGTGAAAGGAAAAATAACAAGGCTCGATACTCCTTATGTTAGGGCTGCATACAATGAAGTAGCTGCAGCCGTTGACGATGGCAACGAAATTAGACTACAAAAGGCGATATATACTGCCACACAAGAAAAAGCACGTTACCATGCTGAACGAATAGCAAGGACTGAAAATGCAAGGGCTTATGCTGACGGACAAATGAACAGATATTTAGATGATGAGGACGTCATTGCATTTCAATGGAAGTTATCCGCTAATCATCCACGATATGACATATGCGACTTTTATGCTAATGCTGATTTATACGGACTTGGCAAAGGTGTTTATCCTAAAGACAAGTTCCCTAGACTGCCAGCACATCCGCATTGTATGTGTCATATTAAGCCTATGACTGAGCTCGATATTGATGTTAATAAGAGACATAATAACCTAGAACAGTCAGGGCTAGAATATATCAAATCACTATCTAAGAAACATCAAGAAGTGTTGCTCGGTGTTAATGGCCGTGAACAGGTACTAACTGGCAAAGCTAACTGGCAAGAAACTGCTAGAGGGTGGACGTCAGAAGTCTATGAGGCCAGAAAGCCAAAATAAATATTGTTATGAGGTGCCATATTATGTGTGATAGTATGGCACTTTTTATATTGGTGTAATTAGACGGAGGTCTATTACATATATTTTTCTCATGTTATATACGGAGGTTACAACATGAACATCGCAGAAGTTTATCAAGCACTCGAACAATTGGAGAACGGTCAAGATCTTATCTCGGCTATTAAGGGGGAGACGTCTCGTCTTAATAATGAGGCTAAGACAACACGTGAAAAGCTACAACAACAAATCACGGAGTTAACCGGTGAACGTGATACGTTAACAACTCGTGTTACCGAATTAGAACAGTCGGCAGGGGCCAATACTGGTGCTAATTCTCCAGAGTATAAAATGCTCGAAAAGCAGTTAAAAGCTATGAGCGAAAAGTTCGAACTTGCTGAAACTAAGGCAAAAGAGGCTGAGGCAAAGCGTATTAAATCTGAAATTATGGCACAGACACTTGACGCCTTTACTAAGGCAAATGCGGTAGATCCGCAAGAGTTTGCAAGATTGGTTGCCAATGATATTAAGGTACAAGACGATGGCACTTATGGCTATTTGAAAGAGGACGGCACAGTCGGAACTATCCAAGACCGTACCAATGAATGGCTACAAGGTAAAGCATGGGCCGTAAAAGCTACTGGCAATGTCGGTAGTGGACAAGGCGGCACAGGTAGCGGTGCCGATAGTGTCTTGAAGGAATTCGCAGCAGCAGCCGGCGTAAAACTTTAATCATTTAACTAATGGAGGTAATTAACAATGCCAATTAACACACTTCAATATTCTCAACAGTTCCAAACTGTACTTGACGCTCAAATGTTGGCAGGTGCAACAACTGCATTTATGGAGGCTAACGCAGGCCAAGTCAAATATGACGGTGGTGATACTGTACACATTCCTGAAATTAGCATGCAAGGTCTTGCTAAGTACGACCGTGATAATGGTTTTAATCAAGGTTCTGTTACTTTGAAATTTAACCCTTACAAAATGACTCAAGACCGTGGCCGTACATTCCAACTTGACGCAATGGACGTTAATGAAACTAACTTCGTTGCAACCGCTGGCACTGTAATGGGCGAATTCCAACGTACACAAGTTATTCCGGAAATTGACTCCTATCGTTATTCTAAAATTGCTGCGTTAGCAACTGCAGCTAACAAAGTTACAGCTGGCTTTACACCAACAGCAACAACAATCTTGGAAAAATTAGAGGAAGAAATTACAAATATTATTGATGTAGTAGGCGAAAACGAACCTCTAATTGTTGTAATGTCTACTAAATTACGTACTATGTTAAACAACTCCGATAAGTTTAATAAATTCCTTGATGTTACTACATTCCAAAACGGTGCAGTAAATACGAATGTTAAATCTTTCAACGGTGTTCCTATCATTACAGCTCCATCTGCATGCTTAAAAACACAATATGTATTTAACGATGGTACAACTGCAAACCAACAAGCAGGTGGCTTTAAAGCTGATACAGGTGCAAAAGACATTAACTGGATCATTATGCCTCAATCTGCACCTATTGCAGTATCTAAAACAGACAAAGTACGTGTATTCACTCCAGATGTTAACCAAAAGGCAGACGCTTGGAAAATCGACTACCGCAAATATCATGATTTGTGGATTCCTAAAAACCGCTTTGCAGCAATTCGTGTTAATACTGGTGCATAATTAAGGGGTGTTATTAAATGACAAGACTTGTACGAATGAATGAAGTTCAATACGTAGAAACAGATTACGATATTGAACGCTTATTGTCCGATGGCTTTGCAGTTGAGGAGTTGGAGGAAACAGAACCAACTGACGATACTGAGGATACAGAAGAAAAGCCAAAACGTGGTGGCCGTAAGAAAGCTGAGGCATAATCATGTTACCTGCTGAGGTGTTCGAGCGACGGTTGAGACAGGCCGTTAAATCGAGCACATTTATGGTGCAAGATGAGGCACAGGCAAGACATAGTTTTACGTCTAGGACGGCTCAGTTAGAACGTTCTATTGATACACGGTTCGACTTTGATAATGGCAATAATGTTGGGGTTGTATATCTTGATGACAAAGCTGCACCATATGGTGTGTTTGTACATGAGGGTACACGACCTCATATTATTCGCCCTAAAACAAAAAGCGTCTTGCGATGGGCACCTATGGCCGGTAATGGTTTTATATTTTCTAAAGAGGTTCACCATCCAGGCGCTAAATCTGATCCGTTCCTATATGACGCTATTAATCGTAAGCGTGGCGATGTATATGCTACATTTGCAAAGGCTACGAATATGGCACTTGAAGATATAAGCGGCAGCGATTGGCTTGGAAAGGCAGACCATGAAATTAGAATTCGATTATAGGGGGCTCAATGTTATACGACTACACGGAAATGCAGTTCACCGATGAGCTATTAGGCAAAGAGGTACTGCCACAACATGTCGAACGTGCTGAGCAAGGTTTATACGCATTCGCTAAGCGTTTAGGGGTTCCGCAGAATGATGTAATTAGGGGCTATCTAGCCGATGAGCTTGTACAAATATATACATATCGTTTTGTGTGCTTTGATAAGGCTTATGCGTTGCCAGGTGCTTATACAAGGGACGGTTCGACAGATGATTTTTATAGTAAGAAATTACTATATTTAGACGAACGCATTAAGATTTTAGAAAAGCAGATAACTCCGGAAGATTTAACAGGCGATGCGAAAAAGTATGCTCGTTATCGTACGGTTGAAATATACAGGGGGTAATATGTGGCTAGAATTAATGCAACATATTAAGTCTATTATTGAAAATAGCGGAGCTGCATTTAATGTCATGCTAGGTGCTATGCGACCACAAGCAGCAAAAATAGACGAAAATGGGGTTATTATGGTTATTCGTGGGGAAACTACGAGGGGAGATAACTCTATTCAGTCTGAATTGCAACAAGAACTATATATCGAGGTTTGGGGACGCAACGACAACCCAGATTTGGAAGTCGGTTACGAAGTTATTGCTAAGTTCGAGGATATGTTCGAGGCAATTATTAATGATCTACGCAAACGATGTGGTGAATTAGACGAAGAGGCTTGCATATTGCAGTCTAATGGCTATCAAATTATAGATTTAGTATGCACAAATAAAACTGGCGACCATGATAGTGTAAGGCCATTAATTGGCACTCAATATCGCTTTGTGGTTCGCCTTATTGATTTAAAAGAGGAAACTAACGGAGGTATATTCTAATGCCAGCATCCACACCAAAAAAATTATATAAACCGGCACAAGCTGCAATGCCTACAGCCGGCAAAAATTATCTTATTTACTTAAATGTAGGCACTGACGAAACTACAAATGCTGAATGGCTTTTGTTAGGCGGTCAACGTTCCGGTGATGTATCTCGTAAAGCAGATAGCATTGACGCATCTCATAAAGGTTCTGGCGGTTGGAAGTCTACAATCGCAGGTCTTAAAGAATGGTCCATTGACTTGGAAACATTGCTCATGCCTAACGAAGAAAGTTTGACATTGCTTGAAAAAGCGTTTTTAGATGGCGAATATGTTCATCTTAAATTTGAATATCCTGACAAATCTTACATGACTGGTATTGCATCCGTTACAGAATTGTCCTTGAACACTCCACATGATGATGTGGCTACATACAAAGGCAGTTTGAACGGTGTAGGTCCATTGTCTGAATTGAAAAAAGTCTAATTTATTAAGGAGTGTGCAAAATGAAAAAAATTAATTGTGATCTTTTCGCTATGGGCGAAACTATCTTTTTCAACATTGGTCGTATTGCCGAATTGGAACAGCTATGGGGTGAACCTATTTTTAAAGCCGTGCAAAGTGGCACAATGACATTTAATCAGCTTATTACTGCTTTCGTTGTAGGTATGAAACAACATGGCAAAAAGCGTGATTATATCTACTACCAAGACAAACTTCAAGAACTGTTTGACGATGGTTCCGTCCAATATAGTGATCTTGTACAGTTAATTGTGCAAGCCCTTATTGGCAGCGGTGTATTTGGTAAGGCTGCATACTATGCATTATTCCCAGAAGAGGCTGACGAGCAAGCACACTCCGAAGTTGAGGCTGAGGCAGACACAAAAAACTAGAGGGGGGCTATACAGCCCCCTCTTTTAGTATTTGGATAACTAAGGCAGAGCGTATGGCGTATGGTCCACTTAATTTAAAGCCGTGGGAATTCATGAATTTGAGCCCTATGGAGTATTACAAACTTGCCGAGGGTTATGAGTTAAGGACGGAAATAGAGGACCGCAGACAGGCGTATTTTGCGTGTCTAATGACTAACGTACATATTACTGGAAACAGAAAACTACGTGTCGAAGACATTATGAAACAATTACACCCTATGTCAGCAGCTAAACGCAAAACCGAAGAAAAGTTATTCATTGAAGAATTTAGACAGGCAGGAGGTGAGTTATAGAGTTATGGCCGATACACAAATAAACGTCAAAATTGTTGGCTCGTCCAATAGTGCTGAACAGGCACTCGACCGTGTGGCAAAGAAAGCTGAACAGTCGTTAGGTAAAAGTATCTCAGATAGCCTTGATAATGTTAAGGCTAAGGCTCAAAAGGTCTTTGGGGTTGAAATTCCAGGACTTATGAACGCTGCAAAAGCTGGTGCTGCATTCGCTGGTGCTGCGATTGGTATTGAGGCAGCCGGCAGAGCGTTAAAAGACATGGCCGTAAGTGCAATTAAAACCACCGACCAATTAACCCAGTTACGTGCTCGTATTAACCTTATCAATGACGGCACACAAAGTACTGCAGAGATTATGGATAAGGTATATCAAGCCGCTAACCGTTCTCGTGGTAGTTACCTCGATATGGCTGATAGTGTTGCGAAGTTGAATATGCTTGCAAAGGACGCTTTCAACTCTAATGATGAGGCTATCTATTTCGTAGAGCAGTTAAATAAGCAATTTAAGATTGCCGGTGCAAGCGTGGAAGAAACTTCGTCCGCCATGTACCAGTTAACACAAGCTATGGCAGCCGGTAAGCTACAAGGCGACGAATTCCATTCCATTATGGAAAATGCTCCTATGTTAGCACAATCTATTGCCAGTGAAATGGGGTTGACTGTAGGTCAATTAAAGGAAATGAGCTCGCAAGGTTTAATTACTGCGGACATCATTAAGAACGCATTATTCAATAGTGCGGAAGAAACAAATGCTAAGTTCGCCGAAATTCCTTTGACATTCCAAGATATTGGCACTCAATTACAGAATGATCTTATCACCGCATTTCAACCAGTAATGGAGCAAATCGGCTCAATGGCAAGTTCTGATTTATTGGCCGGTGTGCTTAATGAATTGGCATTTTCGTTTAAGGTAGTGGCTGCAGCTGCACAAGTGGCAATAGCTACTATCAAAGCTGCGTTTGCAGGGTTAAGCGTTACTATAGGTGTTATCAAGAACGTTGTAACAAGTTTTGTTGGAATATTTACAACATCTATGCCAGCCGTTAGGGCTGCGGTAGTAGGTGTTACGGCTGCTTTTGTTACCTATAAAGCCACTTTGTTATTGTGTAGTGCTCAAACTGCTGTACTTACTGTAAAAGTAATAGCATTAAAGGCTGCGGAATTAGCATCTGCAACTGCAACAAAGGCACATGCGGCAGCTATGGCAGTATTAAGGGCTGCAATGGCGGCAAGTGCTACGGCATCAGCTTTCTTGGCTGCGGTTTTGGCAGGTGTAAAAGCTGCATTCATGGCTGCAAGAAGTGGTGCACTAGCTATGGCAGCAGCTCAAAAAGTTGTCAATTTAGTTATGAGGGCAAACCCAGTTGGCTTATTGATTTCAGTACTTGTAACATTGGTTACTGTATTCGCAACTGCGGCTGCAGCTGGCAATGGTTTTGGCAATGCTCTAAGCTCGGTATTCTCGACTATCGTCCATACTGCCGTTTGGGGTGTTAATAAGATTATTGAGGCCCTTAACTGGTTAATCGCCAAACTCAATAGCGTTGGTGATAAAGTAGCCAAATTCTTTGGCGGTACTTTTACTGCAATTCAACAAGTAGACACTATTTCAGCTGATACTGCACAAGATATTGTTAACACTGCCGGTGATATTATGGGCCAAATTACATCAGGCTTATCCGGTGGCGGTGGTGGAGACATCGATACAGGTGGTTTTGGTGGCGGTGGCGACTATGACACTGGAGGCGGTAAAGGTGGCAAAGGCGGTCATGGCGGTGGTGGTAAAGGTAGCAAGGGAAGTGGTAAAGATCTTGCGAAAGAGGCCAAACAAGTCCACGAAAAAATATTGCAATCTTTCCTTGAAATGCAAGGCAATCAAGTAGAGTTAGTCGAACTTCAATATCAAAAAGAACGAGACGAGCTTGAAAAATCTAAGACGGCCAATGCTAACTATCAAGAAGATTTGGAAAGACTTAACGAAGTCTATGCAGATAAGCGTATCAAAGCTAAGCAAGAGGAAATGGCAAAACTACGTGCCATTGAAACTGGTATTCGTGATATGCAGAAAAATTTTGCATTTAGTACTGCCGACAAAGACAGTACTGGCTCCGTATCTCCGGCAATGCAGTTGGCAAAAGATTATATCGACCACATTGATGAAATTGAGGACCGCTACGCAGAAATGTCCGACAACTTCATTAAAATGGACGCTATGCAACAGCAAAAGTACATTGATACTCTAAAACAACGTGGCATTGAGTTCGAAATGAGTGGCGAGGGGCAAATCTCATTCGAAAAAATGAAAAACGAAGAAATGCTAGCGTTACAAGATGAGTTCAATAAAAAAGCATTACAACAGCATACTGATCTAGTTAACGAAAAGTATGCCATTGATGAGGCTATGCGTACTCAGAACTTCGAGGCACTTCAAGCTGCATTGACAGATGAGTATATTGCAGAGCAACAGCATTACGACTTGAAGAAACAGCTCCTTGAAGAGTGGAAACAAGCCGTATTCGATGCCAATTGGAACGGTCAACAAGTTCTGTTCGATGCTGCAAATGCCGGTTTAGATAGCTTACAAGGTTCTATCTCAGGACTTATTCAAGGTACAACAACCCTTATGCAAACGTTCCAAAATCTTGGTAAAGCTATACTCAAAACTATCGCTGATAGTGTGGCTCAATGGATAGCCGGTCAAATTAAACAAGCCGTATTTGGCAAGATGATGGCAGCCCAACAGGCTGCAACTGGTACTGCTGCGGCTAATGCTCAATATCCGGCATGGGCCGCATTGGCTCAACAAGTTAGCATGGCAACATTTGGTGCTAGTGCTATCGCCGGCAATGCTGCATGGTCCGCTAATACTGCGGCCGGTAGTGCATTATCCCTTGCGAATAGTGCAACGAGCTTTGCATCTATAGGCGGTGGCCGACTAGAATTACCTAAAATGGCAAACGGTGGTGTGGCTTATGGCTCTACTTATGCTGAAATTGGCGAAGGTAAGTATAAAGAGGCCGTTTTGCCTTTGAGCGAAAGCACATACGATGAAATGGGCGCAGGTATAGCACGTGCCGGTGGTGGTGCTACTGGTGGCATTACGTTTAATGTATCAGCTATGGACGCTCATTCGTTTGGTGATTGGTTAGAGAATTCGGCAGGTCGTTCTTTACGTCAATTTTTAGTTAATCAAAATCGAGAATTCGTAGCTACGGAGGGTACATGGTAATGGCTGATTTATTAAAATTCCCAGATATAAAAACCCTTGCGTGGAAGTCTACAAAGGCTCAAAAATGGGACACTAAGACAAAACGTACTGGAAGTGGTCGAGTGCGAACTATGACTACTTGGCAATATCCCCAATACACTATTACAACAGAATTCGCAATATTAAGCCCAGAAGAACATAAGCGTCTTATGGGCTTTTATGCATCTGTAAAAGGTGGTACGGTTCCATTCTTGTGGTTGGATCCAGAGGACTACGAAGAAAAGGGTGTTCGTTTAGGTACTGGGGCTCAATCTGAATGGCAAGCAGTTCGCTTGTATGGTGATTTTAGGGAACCAGTCGCACATATTGAAAAGCTCAAATTATATGCTAATGGCTCACCAGTAAGTGCAGTATCAGATAAGGGTGTTATTAGATTAGCACCAGGGGTAAGAGTGGCACCTACTGCCATTATTACAGCTGACTACACATATTATTGGAAAGTCATGTTCAGTGGCGACTATACTGACGAAATCGTTTTTAAAGACATATTTAAGTCTAAATCGTTTAAATTGGTAACGGTGAGGTGATTGTAAATGAAACAAGTTAGCGAGGCTTTAAGCGTTCATTTAAGCAACTCACAGACGTTTGTATCGTGCGACTTGTACGAACTCAAACTTAAAAGTGGCATTTCTTACTACTGGGCGGACACTGATGCCGATGTTGTTTATGGTGGCAATACTTATAAGGGCGATGGACCAATTATTGTGCGTGAAAAGATTGCAACAAGCAGTACTGTTAGTGTTGATAAATTGAACGTTACAATAACTGCTAATCAGTCCGACCAAATTGGTGGTGTGCCAGTCTTAACTGTTGCTCATAATGGTGGATTAGACGGTGCCACTTTAAATTTGAGACGTGCGTTCTTCGGCGATAATGGAAACGTTATCGAATGTATTGATCTATTCAAGGGTATTTGTGAAGTTACACAGGGTGGTGGCTTTGCATTGAAAATAAATGCAAAATCAGTAGTCCAAAGGCTTAATATTGAATATCCTAATAGACGATACTATCCACAATGTCCATACTCCATCTACTCAAAAGAGTGTGGCGTTGATATTACTAAGTACCGCAAGCGTGTTACTGTAATTGCGGTTACTGGTACCAATACCGTGCAGATTGACACTAGCTTTGAAAAGGGCTATTACACTGCAGGCGGTATGGAATGGATAAGCGGACCACTATCAGGGCAAGCAACTCAAATTATGGATAGTGCTACAAATACAATCGTTTATATGAGTGCGACTAATACTGCACCTCATGTTGGCGATGTAGCTTATATCTATCCAGGGTGCGACAAAACACCTACAACTTGCAAGGCCAAATTTAATAATTTTAGTAGGAACAGGGCAACGCCTTATGTTCCATTAAAGGAGACAATACGATGAGATTGACAACAGGTGAAATGATTGCCGAGGCTGCAAAAAAGTGGATAGGTACACCGTATCAAAATAATACTATGGTTCATGGTGTTGGTGTCGATTGCTCCTATTTGTTGGTTGCTGCATTGGTTGATAGTGGACTCATGAAACGTGATGCCATAGAAATAGAAAATTATTCTAATGAATGGCATTTACATCGCAGCGAAGAAAAGTATTTGAAATATGTTCAAAAAGTAGCTGACGAGGTTCCTATTAATGATATTCGCATAGGTGATTTTTTACTTTACCAATATGGACGTTGCATTTCTCACGGTGCAATCTATGTCGGTAATAATTTAGTCGTGCATGCGTTTGTTGATCTAGGTGTTATCTATTCATCTATTGACGATGTGTTATTCTATGACGCAAAGGGCAGAAGTCGCTTGCGTGCGGTTTATAGGTTTAGGAAAGGGGACAAATAATGGGCTTTCTATTTAGTCGAGGGCGAAACACTACCAATCGAGCTGATATGATAGGCGACTTTCAAATTAATAGTGCCTCATACGGTGAAGTAGTTCCAGAAGTACTTGGCACTACACGATTGAGTGGCAACATTATTTATTATGATGATTTCACCCCTCATGAACATAAAACCACTACACGAACCGGCAAGGGTGGTGGCTCAAAGCATACTGAAATAACCTACACATATACAGTGGCTGCGGCTATTGGTTTATGTGAGGGCCCTATAGCTGGTATAGGTAAAGTATGGAGAGATAAGGAAATATACGATTATCCTAATGAAAAAATTGAGCTTACTGCCTATAAAGGTGATTATGGACAAGCTCCGTGGCCGTATGTTTTATCCAAGCATCCTGATAAGGCATTGCCTTATAGTGGCTTGGCATATATGGCCGGTGTTGTTGATTTGGGCGAACGTGGTAGCTTGCCTCAATTCAACTTTGAAATAAAGGGCAAGTTATTAGAAACAGGCGACGGTGTTGATGTAAACCCTGCGGACTATATCGTGCATGTGTTAAAGTCAATCGGTATTGATGATGTTAATATTGACGGCTTAGAACACTACAGGGAGTATTGCAAGGCGGCTGATATTCTTATTAGTACACCGCCGGACAGTAAAAGTACAAAGGCTCAAACTGTAATTAATGACATAGCTGAGATTACAAACAGCCTTGTTTTTTGGTCTACTGATAGGCTCAAAATCGTGCCATTAGCCGATAAACCTATAGGAACATGGAGCCCCTATAATCAAATTCAATATAACTTAACTGCTGATGATCTTATTCCGTCTAGCGATGGACAGTTAGTTATCTATAAACGAAAGGATAGTTCAGAAAGCTATAACCAAGCTACAGTTGAATTTATTAATCGTGCGAATAGTTATGAAAAAGAGACAGTCGCATTTGAAATTGTGGCCGATGTACAAAAAAATGGTTTAAAGCCAGCCTCCAAGAAGTCTGCACATTATCTCTACACTAAGGCTAGGGCACAATACTATGCTGAGCAATTAGCCATGAAACGGCTATATGCTAAAAATCAATATACATTCCAGTTAGATTGGGCTTTTTGTAGATTGGAGCCAGGCGACCTTGTTACACTTACAGACGAATTATGTGGCTTAAATAATCAAATAGTCGTTATAACTTCTGTATCTGAGGCAGCAGATGGACAGTTAGAAATAACTGCCGAGGGCAAACCTCCAGGTACATATGCTCCTGCCAAGTACAATGTACATGAAAACGAGCGACCTTTTATTGATTATAACCAAGCTGCACCAAGTGTTAATGATGTAGCTATATTCCAAACCGTTGGCGATGTTGGAGGCAATCAGGTATTTGTTGGAGTTAATGCTCCGAGCGGTTGGGGTGGTTGCTCCGTATGGGTATCTGATACAGGCGAAAATTATCGTCGTATAGGATCTATCACTCAACAAGCTAGAATGGGAAGAACCAAAAATGTGTTTGATAAGTCCGCCAATATGTGCGATGTAGTACTCAATCAAGGTGTACTAAAAACTGTAACACATATCGATGCTGAACGTGCAAATACATTGTGTTGGATAAATGGTGAGGCATTGAGCTATGAAACTGTTGAAACTCATGCAGATAACTGGTATACGCTAAAAGGTTTAGTTCGTGGGCAATATGGTACTAATGCCATTAACCATAATGCGAATGAACGCTTTGTCAGAGTTGATGAGGCTTTATTCCGTTACCCTTATCGTAAAGAGGATATTAACAAGACGGTATATCTCAAGTTCACTTCATTAAATCTATTTGGTAGTAATGAACAGGGACTTGATGAGGTGCAAGAGTATGCCTATAAAATAGTGCCTTATTATATCCCAGAAGTGAATAATTTAACCCTATTCACTAAGTACTACGAAATAGGCAATGGGGTATTGTCATTTGATGTAGTGGCTCAATTTGATGTACCTCAAATCAATAGTTTTGACACGGTCGAATTGTGGTACCGTGAGGGCAATTCAAAATGGAAGTATGGCGGTAATGGTAACGGTCAAATCTCTATTAGTGGCTGCGAGCTTGGACATACTTACGAAGTAAAGGCTGTTGTCAAGGACGTACATGGGAATACTTCACAAGGTGTTACAAAGTCAATCACAGTAGCCATGAAAACGGAAGTACCAAATGCACCGCAAGGCTTTTCTATCACCTTTAGTGATAAGGCCAATTTTAACTGGCTTGAAGTTCGTAACGCTGACGTCGATTTCTATGAATTGCGTTTAGATACACGAACAGGGCAAACAGATGGTCTAATTGGTAAAAGTAACAATACTACTTATAGTGGCATGCTGCGTGAACGTAGTGGCAAAGTCTATTTGTATGCACATAACCCATCAAAAGGCTATGGTGCACCGGCTGAGCTTACCTATAACGTGCCAATTCCACCTGAGCCTACGAATGTCAAATTAACTGGCACCATAAGCGGAATTGGTGTTGTATTTGAAAGTATTCCAACAGGTTGCAAAGGTGCTAACGTATACGTTGATAATACTGTATATTTCACATCCACTAATGCGATGAGCATTCCTATTGAGTCCGGTGTTTACTCCGTTAAAGTTGCTTATGTCGATATCTTTGGTGAGGGGCCAAAAACCGATGCAACAAATGTTACAGTAAAAGCTAAAATAGACAGTAAATTGTTAGATATGGAAGAACTTGGCATATCTGATATGGATAAGGCAGTAAAGGCTTTAAAAAATGAAGTTGGCACAGTCAAAACTAGCGTTGACGGTTTTCAAAGCAAACTCATCGACCAAGCCAATGCATTCCAACATAGCATTAGTGATCTAAACACAAATTTAGGTTCGCAAATAACTCAAATCTCAAATGGCATTGAGTTAAAAGTAAGTAATGCACTTAATAGCCTTGACGGCCGAGAAATTATAAGCCGTATCAACTTAACGCCAGCAGGCACTAGAATTGACGGCAAACTCTTGCATGTTACAGGTCAAGCGTTGTTTGATGATAACATCATCACGAAGAAAATGCTGCAAGCCGGCTCAGTTACTGCCGATAAAATGCAAGTCGATAGCTTATCATCTATCACGGCCAATATTGGTGATTTAAGAGGCGGCACAATTACTGGTACTGTTATCAAAAATGCATCTAATACGTTTAGCGTTGACGCTGACGGTAACATTAGAGGGGTAAATATTGCAGGTTCGAGAATTGACGCCAATAGCGTATATGCTAATGGCGAACCGCTAAAAAACACCAATTTTATGAGCTTGCATGTAGTTAGTGGACAAAAAATCAACTTGCCAGCCGGTTACAACTATGAGCGATGTTTATACTACCTAACCAACGTTAAAATGCGTGAAAGCTCAGTATATAAAATTACTGGACGTTATTTTAATGATAGCGATATGAACAAAATTCATGACTTTAATAATCGTTACTCAATGTATTTTAACGATAGGCCAGGTAGTGGCAAGATTGATGATTTAGACAGCGGCCACTGGATACATGGTGAGCCTTTGCAAAATCGTGTATTCTTTCCTAATGGGGATATTCCAGACGGTGGAACTTTTTCGTCTGGTAGAGGTTACCCTAAAAACAATGCAGCCTCTCAAAGTGCTAATGCTAAATGGTTTAAGGGTTGCGGCATTACAAAAGAGGGTTATTTTTATTATTTCTACAACGCCGGAAATTTTGGTTATTATGGCGAGGCTGATTTACTTATCGTTTCATTCTGGTAAGGGGTAATATATGGATCTAGTTAAACGATTAAACGAGACGATACATATCGGCGAAGATTGGCGGCGAGCTTACACAATCACAGATGATATTGATATAAGCCAAGCCAGTGCCGTATGTAAGATACGTAGCAAGCAAGGTAAATTACTTTGTGAGGCTGAGACAGTAATAGACAATAAAACTATATTTGTTACTATCTCCAAAGAAACAACATTAGAGATTAATAAGATATACACAAAGGCCGTATACGATGTTTTTCTCACTCAAGATAATGTCTCTCATAAGTTGATTATGGGGGACATTACTATTATTCATGATATTTCTATGCACTAAAGGGGGTTCATTATGGCAGAAGTGAGAACGTTACAAGAAATTTTGGTAACGCTTGGCGAAAAGCCACTTAATTTAAATGTAAGTATTCCAGGCATTAAGGGTGATAATGGACAAGACGGTCGCAATGGTGCTGACGGTTTAAGTGCATACGATATTGCACAACTAAATGGCTTTACAGGCACTCAACAAGAATGGTTGGAAAGCTTAAAAGCCGGTTCCGTTGCAGATGAGGCACGCACAATGTTGTTAAATGGCAACGTGTGGTGTAAATCTAATTCTATTGCGGACGTATTGGCTGCGGTTATTTCTAATTTAGGTAAAGCGTTCCCACGCACTGAATTTAAACCATTGACAGTACCTACTGTATTGAGAGGGCAACGTGTGGTAACAGTAGAGGGCGAACCTCATTATTCCGTTAAAGTGGCAGGCATGGAAACTCTGTTCGAGATTGGCGATAATGGTACTTGCTCCATCTCTATCGAGCCGTTGGGTGTTGATGGTGTAAAACTCACATATCATAACTTTACAAGTGATAAAGTCGGCGACTACACAATTAGAGGCGTAGCTGATGAAACGGCGGTTCAACCGGACGAAACTTTTGAGGAATATGGGGCTAAATACTCTAAGTATGGTCGAAAGTTAGTCATTAATGTAACAAACTTTACAGGATACAATCCGATAAAAATGCTCGGTAAATGGTTAGTATCTGAAATTGATAGTATCTTAATCAAAACGAATATAAAAGTTAATGTTGCAACTGGGGACGGTACTTTTAAAGATAAACGTAACAATCCTATTGAAAATATTCCTATCATAGTAGAGACACCTAAAAAGGTTACATTCGCTAATGGTGATAATAATCCCAATCCGATTAAACTCGGTGATGTCCAACATGGCGTAAGTGATGTTAGATTTAATAGTTCTAATATTGAATGGAGCGACCATTATAATAAATATATTTCTAACGGTAGTGCGGTAGACCATTTATAATAGGTGAACGCAATGCAAGTAATTACAAACTTCCTAAACGATGCATGGCAAACCTTAACTGAGTCCTTTGCAATCAAAGCTATATTGGCAGTAATTGCTGATTTAGGCATTTACTTTTTAGGCTTGAAACATGTGCAGGTATTAGGCATATTTATTATGCTTGTCTTTTTGGATCTAATAACCAGATGGGCGGCTATTGGTTATCAAATGCTCATTGATATGGGGGCAAACCCAGACAATATCAGTGCGTCAGATAAATATATTGCAATTCCTGCTGCATGGGGTAAGGGTTTAATTAATTCCAAACATATGCGAAAGCCTTTTGTTACAAAGGTATTAACATATTGCCTAGCTACTGCCGGTGCATGGTGCTTTGACTTTATGGCAGGCAATTATGCGTTTGCAGTCAATTTGGTGTGGTTGTATCTTGGCTCCGTTGAGTTCCTTTCTATATTGGAAAATATGCGAGACGGTGGCAATAGTACTATTTCAGGTCTATTGGAATTAGTACAAAGTAAGGTTGATGCATTATTAAAAAAATAAAGTTTTGTATGAGGGCTACATATAGTAGCCCTCTTTTAATTTGAAAGAGGTGTATATAATGAAAATTGGTGCATATTTTGATGATTATGAGTTCGCTTGTAATTGTAACAGACATGAAGTCGATGAAAATGGACATAATAAATTAGACCATATCATCGACAAGCGTTTAGTTGACTTATTAGACGCAATTCGTGAACGTTTAGGGGTTCCGTTATATATCAATAGTGGTTACCGTTGCCCTGCTCATAATGAGGAAGTAGGGGGCGTTTCTAACTCTCAACATTTAGAGGGGACAGCAGCCGACATTACATATGATGGAGTTAACGTTGATTACTTGGCCGAGGTCGCTGAGGCTTGCGGTCAAGAGTTAGGTATTGAGGGCGGTATTGGTAAGTATTATTATCAGGACTTCGTACATGTTGATGTACGAGGGTACGAGGCACGTTGGAATGATCTCGACTAAATAAGGGGGCTTATATGTATGAGAAAATCAAGAAGTACATCTATGCGGTTAAATCTCAAATTACTGTTAAGCGGCTTATTCTTATTTGTGGTTGTGTGTTGCTCCTCATTGGTGCATGCCAACTCATTGACGGCTACTTCACCGCAAGAGGAAACTATCAGCGTGCCATTGACAAGTTGGAACGAACTCAAAGGGAACTTGATACAAGCAGACGCCTTAATCAAGAGCTCAAACTTGTCATTGAACGAGGCTCAGACCTTAACCGCCAAGCAGGCGACCGAATTGAACGAATTGAAGATTATCAACGAAGAACGGAGCAAGGAATTGGCCGAGCTCAAAGCTATCAACGAGAAACAGGGGCAAGAGTTAGCGAAAGCATCGGAACTAACAACCAAGCAAGCGAACTCATTGGACGCAGCTTACGCATCATCGAACGAGTTGAAAGCGGAAATAAAGAATAATAAACGAACAGAACAAAGGTTACGCCGGCAACGTGATACATGGGCGATTAGTAATGCTGCATTATTCCTTGCAGGTGTGTTGCGTAGATAGACGGAGGTGATCCAATATCTCCTTACTGCATAAAGGTGGATATGCAGACAACTTTTGTTAGTTACATATAGGGCACTTACTATAACAGTAAGTGCCCTTATTTTTTTTTGCAATAATTACGAACAAACGTTTGACTTCATCATGAATAAGTTATATAATATAATCAAGATAAGAAGTGATTAACAAGG